CTTGTTGTGCGGTTATTTGGAGACGCACCCCTCCATTTGGGTTATTCGACCCAGACTGACTCTGTTGCGCCCATGGCTTTGAGATTGTCTGCGGCTGACTTCACCCTGTTGAATCCAGCAACCTCATTGGCAGCTGGGTAGTCACCCTCGGCCTCACGCACTTTCACGCGAACGCTCAGTGGCTTACCAAGGACTTCATTGATTTCAGGGACGGAGAACTTGCCCTTGACCTCGTAGCCGAGAGCTGAGAAAAAGCTCTCGAACTTCCAGAAGTCTCCAGCAACATACATTGGGATGTAGCTGAATACACGACGGTTCTCGTAAGTGCCATCGCTAACTCGGAACTGAACGTTCCAGCGTGGCTTACCTGCGTTGGGGCCAGACTTGACTTCTTCCGCCTTGATTTCAAAAACTGTAGCGGTGTAGTTGCCAACTGGCATTGGTTCGATTGGTCCGTTGTTGTTACCGGACGATGGTGTGTAGTCCTTTGGGACTTCTATTGTGAAGCTCATTTTTTAGCCTCTCCTATCTTGTTGATTGTGTCGATTATTTTCTTCATACTTGGCTCATACATTTTCGATGGCAAGCCAAATCTATTTCCAGATACTAGTCGCTCTGAACCCTGCAAGTGAATGACACGCTTGGTTACTTCGTCACCCTTTTCAGAAGTCATGTAGCCAATAATGTCTGGAATTGCAGGAAGGGTGTTTCGGGTTGAGCCGGAGAGCATTGGAATGGTTTTGACCGCACCAGTCTGCTCATCCTTCTCGTCTTGTGCGTGAGCAATAAAGATCGATAAGAATGGTGCGTGGTGCATTCTTCTTACTGCTTGATTTGCCCACTCCTTCAAATCGCCCCACTTACCAAAGCGGTTGTTGCGATTCTCTGGCTTTTCCTCAAACACCTTCTCGGCTCTATCCATCGCTACGCCAAGCGTATCGATAATGACCGTCTTGTATTTGTGGTCAGTTGTGAGAAGACCCTCTAGCACAGAATCAAGTTGTGCGTGAGTGTCTACCTGGATTACATCTACGTTCTTCCAGTCACGAGCGATTGCTGAGGCTCCGCCTTCAACATCCACAAGTAGAACTGGAGAGAACTGCTCTAACTCGGAAGCGGAAGCCGCCAGCCAAGTCTTTCCATTCTTAGGGTCGCCGTAAATCAAGATTGACTTTGGCACATTCAGTGCCTCTGCCTTCTTGATGAACTTGGCAAACGCTAATTCAGGGAACTTTGTGTCTGTCATTTTTTCTCCTTGTTTATTGTGCTAAATACCAATTGCACACTTGAAGCAGTCTGCATTTCTCTCTAGCGAATCTAACTCTACTCCGTTTTGCAAATTTGTCCACAAGTTTTCTAGGCGTGTCCAAACTGCGACTGCAAGTTCTTCTGAGTATTCAAATGTGTAGTTCCAAACGTCGGCCTCGGTTGTGCCGTCTCTGTTGATGAACACAAGACTAATGCCTTCAATCTCTGTGCCGGAGTTGTTTAGGCCCCAGGCATAAAGCTGTGTTTGGGCTATGTACTTTTGTAATGTGTATTGACTTGAAGTATCCTTGCCATCCGGATTGTCTAGAACTCTTTGCAGCTTTCTTGACTTGTCCCGGGTGGAAGTTTTCCAGTCTATCAGGTGCTTTTGTTTTACCAGTGCCAAGTCTGGCTTACTGGAAATTGTGCCGTAGCCCTCAAGCTCGCCAAGGTGAATCTTCTGCTCCACCCTTGCGCCCTCAAGCTCCGGGAAATCTTTTACGTCTACCTTTGAGATTGTTTCCTCAAGCAGCAAGTGGGTCGCTGTCCCAATCTTGCCCCCAAGCCAGTACTTCATCTTCGCTTCCTGGCTCCCAGTCAGGGCCATCGCCAGATGGTATGTACATGGATCCGAAATCTGACTCGCCCCAATCTTCTTCTGCTTGTCCCTCTCCGTTTCGTGTGTCAGCAAACGAATCGTCAAACTCTGAATCTCGTCCTGTCTCAGCATTTCCAAATCTCTCCTTATGTTTTTTACGTATTTGTCTTGGTGTCATTCCAGCCCACAAGCCGTAAGTTGGATTCAATTCTATTGTGTAGTCGGCACAAAGGTCAAGAACTGGGCATCTTTGGCAAACCGTTTTGAGAAACTCATAATCAGTCGCAGCTCCATGCGCACTAATGTCGTCTGGCACAAACAAGTTTGGATACTGGGAGCACTCAACTCCGCCGTTTTCTTTTACTGCTCTAAAGAACTTCTCTGCCGTTCTGTGGCTAACCTTTGCCATCTCTCTCCTTTTGTTTCAATCACCAAAGGTGATTTTGTTTCCGCGACATATTTACTCCGCCCCAAATACCATACTCTTCTTCGTTTGCAATTGCAAATTCATAACACAACTTAATGAGAGGGCACTTGTAACAAAGTTGCTCGGCTTCTTCATCGCTGAGTATGTTGCTTTCATTGTCGTCCCAATAATCTGTATAAAAATATGGATTGTCTTTGCAGTTGTATGTCGCTACTTCTTCTTGTGCTTCAGATAATTTAGTCCAAGCTGTGATAGCCGACTTCTTGATTCCAATCGCATTGGCTTCTTGAGCATCGGCCATTTACTATCCCAACTGGTCTATAGGTACTCATCATTTTGGTCTTCGAGCTCTGGGGCATACATCAGCCTTACAAGCACTCCGATACCAGCTATTATGAGCCAAGTTCCCAGAAAAGAGAGCAACAAAACACCAAAAGTTTCCATTATCACCACCCCCTACTTCATCTTTAGCAAAACTATGGCTAGAAGTAGCGTATTTACTACTGTCAGCATAGTTAGGTATTCAATCACGCTGACCTTCTTTGATTAGTCTTTCGACCTCTTTGATTATGAAATAGGCTGGCACACTAGGCCATTTGGTAGCATCTGCCTTTGCATCCTGTATGTAGCGCAAAATGCGATTCTGCTCAGAAACTCTACCTGACTCAAATGCCAGGTGGCTTGTGCGGTGGATAATCTCTTGTAACTGGCTCACTGCTGACTCCTTAGACTTGCGTTCATCGCAAGTTGATCTTTTACTAGCTTACTCAATTGACCTTCATCATACGTGTTCTCCGCAATAATGTCGTAACTTACTACGGCCTTTCTTTGACCCTGCCTGTCTAGACGACCAGCAGCTTGCTCATTTAGCAATCGGTTATCGTCTTTACTCAGCCAGACCACAGTGGAGCAACGCTCCTGGAGTCCGTCAGTTCCCTCGCCAATGGCAGCAATAACCGCCACGATGAACTGAATGTCACCAGCGATAAAGCTTTCTAGTGCCTTATCTCTCTCCTTTTGGCTGGCAACGCCCGACCACTCAAAAGCTGAGTAGCCGTCATTGGCAAGTCTTCGAGTCACGACGCTCGCAAACTTCTGCGAGTGGGTGAGGATTAGCATTGGCTCGCCCTCAGGGTGGTCACCAATGATTGAGTAAAGCTCATCAATCTTGCTTGACTTGCAATCCTCGGCAAACATCACCTCGCCGGCCTCATTTATGCTTGGCACACCAAGGGTTATCTGCCTCAGTCTGATTCTGGTGGCAACCGGAACCTCTGTGACCAGTGGGTTCTCGCCAAGCCAAACGAACAGGTCTTCTTCCATTTTCTTGTAGATTTTCTTCTGCTCGGTGGAAAGCTGAACCACTCGCTCCATTGATACCACATTTGGCAAATCTGCATCCATGCCTTCTTGGTGGAAGTCACAGCACCGCTCACGCTTTAGGTGCCGGATGTATGCAGGTATTTGGGAAACGATTAGCCCTGGCTTCTTCTCGCCAACTACCACAACTCCAGCGAAGTAATCCGTCTCGGTCTTGCAGTACTGATTGACCCAAGCCCAAAACGATCTACCAGCAATCTCTGGGTAAATCCACTTGAGCACAGACCAGAAACCCTCTATGCGGTTGCCGGCGATAGTTCCAGAAAGCCCTAGTCGCCTTTGGGCTTTTAGGGTATGGAGCATCTTGGCAGTCTTGCTCTGGCGGTTTGAGGCTCTGTGAATCTCATCAAAGACCGCCAGCTCGGGCTTGACTCCGTGCCAGTGGAACCTGCGGAAGAACTCAGGCGTAATCAGATACCAACCAGCCACGCCGTCATTCAGGTCGTCAAAGGCTTGAACTCCGGGCTTAGTGCTGTTTATGTACCTGACATCAGCGTTTGGGATTTGCCTAAGGATAGTTCTGTGCCACGCTCTTTTGTGAGTACCCTTTGGGGCAATCACAAGGTTAGTGGCTGTGCCTAATCGCTTGGCAACCTCAATGGCAATAAGTGTCTTACCACCACCCACCTGAGTTGCGACAATGCCAGTTCCGTCTTGGGAAACTAGAAACTCAATGTCTCGCTCTTGGTATGGGTAAGGGGTAAGTGCATTCTCTACCACCCTGTCTCTTCCCAGTTTGCGTCTGGCACCTGTTGTTTGCAGTAAGCCGTAGCATCTGAAAAGTCTAGGAACCATTCAACCTTATGTGTTATCAGCGAATACACGCCGATTTCCGCTGCACCAGCGTGAGTAATAAACACAAGGTCATTTGCACCAGCAGCTACTAGAAAGCGGTTATGACTTTCTATCTCTGCCTCAAACTCTTCTCGTTCTAGCGGAGACATTCAATCACCTCTTCTGACAAGCCTTGAGTATAGATTGCACCCACGACAAAGTAATCGCCATCAACTCGCTCTAGCTGTCCATCATCATCAAGAGCCACGATGGCTGAGCCAGTTAGACCGGCTGGGCCAAGGTTGCTGATAGATAGCTTCCAGCCTTCCTGAGTCTTTACACAAGACCAAGGCTTATTGGGAATTGTCTCTGACTGGCTTCTTGGGGAGATTCCAAAGCGTTCCAAAATCTCCTGAATGGTTTTGTAGTTACTGGTTCCAAGTGCCTTGCCAATGTGAGTCCTCGGGACTCCTGCTTGGTCTGCAAGCCTTACGGCAACGTTGCGGTCATTCAGGTATGGCTCGAGCTTTCGCTCTAGCTCCTGCCTTAGCTCTTCCTCGAAGTTTGCCTTAGCAGTCTTCAAGGCAAGTTGCTTGACCTCAACATTGTCGAGTGCTTCTTGCGCTGTTTGGTTTAGCTTCACTTCTCAACCTCATTCAGCTCAAACTCAATTCCGGGAAACTGGTTCTTTAGCTCGTGCACAACTCGTGAGCTAATTACCTTGTCTGACTCGACGTAAACTCTGCCAGTCATTTTGCCAAAGCCACTGCTCTCTAGCGATCCACCAAGGGTGTTTACCTTTTCCTCAATAGTCAGCACTGAGTCCACGCCTGAAATCAGGTCGTCTACTACATCTGCTACGGATACTGCTCCGCCGGTCACTCTAATTTCGTATTTCATTTATCTCCTTTTTAGTTGTTAGTTGTTCCATTGAGTTGTACAGGAATGAAGCCAGCATTGTCAAAGTGCCGTCGTCGTCCTTGAACTCAATCTCTTCACCAGTTTTGGTGTCAATTACTTTCTTGTCTCTGTAGTCAGTCTGGAAGCGTTTAGGCATTTTCCACCTGCTTTTCTTGAGTGACCAGCAAATCCAAAATGAACTCGCGAATCGAATCCGAAAGGCTTTGGGAATCGGTTACAGGGTGCTTCTTGACTGCCTCGCCAGCAAATCGCAAGAAAGCCTGTGGGCTTTCCCACTGAAAGCTCCACCTTCGGTTTCCGCCGTAGTTTATGAACTCGCCCAAGAACTGGTCTTCGTCATAATAAAGCTCGCCGGCGAATCCGTGCGTATCATCCTCAAAGTGAAAGTTCTTCACAATGTCTACCTGTAAATTCATAGCCCTAGTCCTTCGTTTAGTTTGACTGCTAACTCGTGTAGTTGTTCGTTGTTTGTATCTTTTGCCAGTTTCATAACTTGGTCGAGAAGCTCTGGAACCTCTTGCCAATAAGTCTTGTCAAAATCTCCGTAGTCTTCGTCGCGTTGCTTGCGTATGGCTAATGCTGTGATTAGTTTGTTGCTGTCACTTGCCGAGTCTAACTGCATAAAGTCTTCCTCGGAAAAGTCGTCACAATTTACAACTGCAAAGCCAAATGGGTCTTC